ATAGCAAAAGTAGCAGGTGCACCTATACTATGTCCACCTACAAATCCTAATGCAGCAGCATCTATTAATCTATTTTTTGTAATTTCCTTATCATAAGGAAATAAATCTCCTTCATCTAAAGCTAAACCTACTGAAGCCATTTGAACTGCTTCTTGTCCAGACTCTACTATAGCTTCTGCAGTACCAGCTTTTAAACCTCCAGCGGTAGTAGCTAATGCAGAGTCTACTATTTTCTTTGCTGCTGATTGACCTGCATCTTTTGCTATTTCGTCTATTACTGCTTTCTTTCCAAACTGTTTAGTAAATGATCCAATTACTGCTGACATTCCTACTCTATCTAATACAGCCATTATACCACCTGCTGCCATAGAATAGTCTATAGCCTTATCTTCAGGTACACCCGCTTCTATTAACTCATCAAAAGTAGGTCCAGTATTCATTAAGAAACTTCCACCTAACAAACCTAATGTTCCCACACCAGCAGCTATAGCAGTGGGTACACCTACCGCCGCCGCCGCAAAGGGAGCAGCAGCTAACCCAGCAATAGGACCAAAAGACCCTACTGCTTGAGCAGACATATCTTTAACTAATAGCATCCCTCTTTCTAAAGCTGCACCTAAATCTTCTTCATCACCATATTGTTCTTTAATCTCTTCTAGTCCTTGCGTAAAAGAAGTTGTTCTTGTAGGTGCGCCATAGTAGTCTATATCTTTTTGTTGTCTTTCTTGTTCCTCTATTCCCCAAACTTCTAACTCTGGAATCTCAAATTTCTTTCCAAGAATTTCAACAGTTTTAGCCATTCCTTGCTCAAGTTGATTCATACTTCTTAATGCATTACTACTCCATGAGTCAGGATCAGATACTCTAGGAACATATGCCTCTTCTCCTGCTTCATCTTTAGTAAGCTGAATAGTAGGCGTACCTAATTGTACCTCTGATGTTATCTCCTCCCATGAAGGAACACCAGAAGGACCAAAGGAAGACGCTGGTCTAAAAAGTTCTGACATATTATTTACTATACTTTTTCAAACCTTTTATCCAGTTTGTAGTAGCAAATTTTCTCGCATCCGTGGGAGACATCTGCTCGCCAAGAGCAACATTATAAAATCCTATCCATTCGTTAACATTTTTTGAATCTTCTGTTACATCTTCTCCTGTAGTATCCATGAAAAATCCTTTTGTAGGATTGTACCCTTTATCTTTTAAGAGTTTTTTATCCGAATCTCTAAGATTATCTAAATCAATAGCAGATTTAAAAGATTCGGTTGCAAAAGAAATCTGATCTTTAGTATCCATTTTAAATTTACTTGCATCCATATAGTGTTTCATTTCTTTAAGGCCAAATTCTAACTTATCTAGTTTTGCTTTTGCTGCTGCAGTTTGTGCTTTAGTAGTAGCATTCCTTAATTGAGCATCAGCTACTCTCTTTTGAATATCTAACTTACGACCTTCCATAACCATAGTAGCTTGTTGTTTGCTTAGGCCAAGTTCATCTTGTAACTCACGCCTGTCCAACTTAGCGAAGTCAAGAGCAAGCTTCTTCTGTTTATCACTAAGCTTTGCCAGCTTAGTAGTAAACTTAGAGTCTTTCGCACCCTTACCTATAGCCTCAAGGAACGTCTGTCCTCCCGGTTGAGCGAGAATACCAAATCCTAAGTCCATAAGTGCTAGACCTTTTTCGTAGTCACCACCTGCATCAAGCTGCTTTTGAAGTAACTCTCTTTCTTTTCCTGTTGCTTCTTTTAACCGCTCGTTAATCTCTGTCATTTTGAGATACTCAGGTGAGTTACGCATCTTATCTACTTCACTTATAAATTCTACCTTAGTTGTATTAGCAAATTCATAATCTGCTGCAACACCACCACCTTCAATATCAGCTTTAAGACTTTCTTTAACTTTTTTCTCATTCTCACCTATCGCTGGTGCTGCTTCTCCCTTCTTCATTATCTCTTCAATACTTTCTAAACCTAACTGTTCCATGTCAGGTTTATCACCTACACCCAAGGGTTGTTCAGGTGAATCACCAATAGCTATAGTCTCTTGTGTATCTGTATATCCCTCTACACCTTTGTATTTATCTGGAGATGTAGCTAAACCTATATCTGTCATACCTACCTCTCTAATAGCTTGTTGTGCTGTTTCAGGACCACCAGCTTTAGATGTGGAAGTTGTAGGACCACGACCATCAGGTTGTTTATAGTAACTCGCTTTTCTTAGTTCTGATGACTCTCCGCTTAGAGCAGCATCATCTGCTAATACTTCCGGTTTATCTAAACTTTTTAAACGCCTTAGTTCCTTTATTAAAGGTATTTGCCTTTGATCTATCTGACCGTATTGTTTGTCTAGTTCTTGTAGTCTTTGCGGTCGGTCTGGATCACGCTCACCAAAAAGATAATCCTTTGCTCCACCAATCTTTTCTCCTGCCACTGATAGTCTGTTTAAAACTCCTTCTGAAGTAGGCATAATATTTAGACCATAAGGTCTTCCTGTTTGAGATTCTAAACTTCTTATCATGTCATATCTTTGCTCAACTGCATCACCACTTCTATCTTTTTGCCTCAAAAATTCAGCTATATCCCGTGTCGCAGGACTGCCCAGCTTATCATCGTCAGAAGTTGCCTGTGCGGCAGAAGCTGCCTGTCCGATGGCAAAAGGACTAGCAGCTTCTCTAATATGTTTTTGTAAGGGAGATACTGGTCTATTTTCACGCCGTAATTTAAAAGCTTCTGGACTAGTAATCTCTTTTCCAGTTAGTTCCGATTGTGCTGGGGGTTGTTTAGCTTTTAATTGTCGTTGAGCAAAACTTTGTGTATCTTCTGGTTTAACAGTACTTTGTAATTGTTTAAGTATACTCTCTTCTGGGGTATAGCTTTCTGTAAGAAGAGTATTAGAAACTTCTTCTTCTGAAATAGCAGGGAATGAATCTCTTTCTGCACGTGATTTTAATCTACGTTCACTCATAGACCTAGCAGTCCTATCAGCTTTTCTTTTCATTAACTCATCTGTTACCAGTTTAATAGAAAAATTAGGATTGCTTGAAGCCTTAATTAATTCGTCCATACTTAATCTTGCAAGAATATCTTTTTGAGTACCACTACCACTACCTCCTGTGCCACCTGCAGCTAACTTAACTATACCACCATTAGCTAAATGTTTTAGTGCAAGCATACCACCCTTCTTAAAGCCAAATGATCCTACATTACCACCAAAGTTATTAGGAGGCGCACCAACTCCCGGTGCAGTATTCATACTGGCAAGCTGCCGCTGTCCTTGAGCAATAGCATTAGTAGCACCTAAAGCTAAACCTTGAATTTGCTTAAGTTGATCAGCTACTGTCGCCGCCTCTTCTTCTTCTCTCCCACGCACAAACTGTTGCGTTTGAGATAAAGCCTGACGATTTCTATCACCAAACGGATCAGTTTCTGCACGTTCAGAAATATCTTCTACTTGAGTTTCTAATAAAGTTGTTCCTTCATCAGCTTGACCACCTTCTGCTAGACCTACTAAACCACCTTGAGCATTGCCACCGAAGGCTTTAAATGCTCCTAGTCCTGCTGCGCCTAGTCCTGCAGCTTGTTGTAGAAATGATGGTGCAGGTTGTTGAGTAGCCTGACGTTGTAATGTACTCGCAGGAATTGGTTGTGCATAACCACGAACAATAGATTGATAGTCTTGCAAAGTACGTTCAGGAAATGACCTTCCAATCTCAAACTCCTGTGCAGCAATATCTATACCTGCTTGACCTAATGCCTGTTTCTGTGCACCAATAGCTTCAAGACCTGTCAGTTCACGTAATCTTTGTCCCGGTACTTGTTGCCCTAACGATGCAAACTGTGTAGCTGCCTGTCTTTCACGGTCACGCTGCTGCTGTAGCCTAGCCTGTGCATCTTCAAAAGCTGCTGCTTGGCCACGTGCTTGTATATCTCCCAATCGTTGCTGAAGATTACGCGCTTGTTCTGCCTCAAGAATGGCATGACGCGAACCACCAAAACCACCAGCTTGAACTGCTGCTTCTCCAATCTGTTGACGTTCTAAATCCCCTTGACGCAATGCCTCACGTGTTTGAACATCAATTACATTTTGAATAAAGGGATTCATTAATTGACCTACTGACTCACTAGTAGGTGCTAATGCACTAGAAGCAGTTAAAGCAGTAGCAGTATCATAGAAAGGTTGACCTGCTCCTTGTAATTCTTTTATTCCTTCAAATGCTTCAGTTTGTTCTTGGGTAAAATCAGCAAGCCGTGGACCTTGAAATGGAACATACCCTTCACTTTCTCTACGCTGTTGAATAGCTTTAGACTTTTCAAGAATATCCGTAATGAAAGGTTTAAGTTCATCAGGAATAGTAGCCTGTTGCGTAACAGTTTGAGTAGCAGGGGGAGGAGGAGGAGGTGATCCACCACCACCACCAAATTGAATTAGGTTAGTATTAGGGTTAATTGTACCTGAACCACCCATTGCACGTAAGACTGCCATTTCTTGCTTATTAACATGAGCAAGTTCAGTATCTCCATCAATACCTTTGCACGCCAAATCTTCATACAACGTATTGTACAGATAAATCTTATCTGCAATTGTAAGGTCATTAACAAAATTTTTCAAGTCCATCACTATATATCCCTTGTTATAACAGTGTAGTATTTTTTAAAGTTGTACTTTTGAGTTAACCTTAACCAACCGTCTCTAGCATAACCTTCTATTCTTTTTATTCCTAACTCTCTTGCCCACTTAATTATTGGAGAATCATCTCCCATTCCATAGTCAAACCACTTTTTAATTGTATGTGGTTTAGTTCCAATAAACGGCATTGACAATGCTTTAAAGTTTGGGTATTCTAATATCTCTGTAATACATATTCCAAATATTCCATCTTCATCATCTGCTCCTACCCATAGTTGTTGTTGTCCATGTATTAATGAGTAGTATACATCTTCTATGTTTCTTTCTCCCATACTTATATCTAGTGGTTTTTGTATAAAATCTTTAACGTAAGGCCAAGTAACTTCTATGCAGTTTGTTTCTATTTTTATCAACTCCATTTATATTTCATTACTCCGTATCAGGAAAAGGAAAAAATGGAGGAGGTTGCGGTGGTGCTGCCTGAAATGAAGGAGGTATTGGTGCAGGTGATGGCACCGTCATTTGTCCGAATGGAGTAGTGGGAAAAGACGAAGGAAAAGTAGGTGGATTTTTAGTTGGTGCAGCAGGAGCAACAGGTAAAGTAGACAACCCTCCACCAGCAGGAGGATTTACATTCACTGTAATTTCTTCGTCTACCGTTGTAGCTGGTGTAGCTTTCCCCTTTCCTTGTGGTGGAGCAGGAGCAGGACCAGCCATAGGTGGAGGAGCAACATTAATTTGAGTAGGTGATGGTGTAACTGCACCCTGCATAGGTGGAGTTGTAGGTACTGCTGCAAACGGAGAAGAAGGAGGAGGTACAGCAGGAACAGGATTAGGCAATCCACTAAAATTAGGTGGAGTAGTAGGACTAGGAGCAACAGAAACAAAAGGAGCAGCATTAGTATTGCCCGTCAATCCTAGAGAAGATAATCCAGATTGGACAGTATTTGCATTAGGGTCAACTGTAGAAGATATTTGACCCTGCTGCTCTGGTGCTTTTGATAACAAAGTTTGTCCAAAAATTGATGTGCCGCCAGCCATTTATTTTTCCTTTAATATTTTATTTACTAGTGTTGCTGTTTTTTTAAAGCCGTACTTACATAAAACTTTTATAAAACCATCTCTTACAATTGCTTCTATTCTAACACAATCTTGTTCTTTAGCATATTGCACTAAAGGAGAATCGTCTTGTAAAAACTTCTTTGACCACTCCTTAACTTTAAATCCTTCACCCCCTACTAAAATAATTTGATATACCTTTTGAGTAGGGTAAATTATTATTTGTGCATTACACGCCACAAGAATTTTATTTTCATCATCCTTTATAATCCATAAGTCTTGATAACCTTCCGAAACATAATAATAAACATGGTCTAATTCTACTTCACCAAAAGTTCTAGCTAATGGTTTTTTTAATAATTCCGATACATAAGGCCAGATAAATGGAACAAGGTCCGTATCTACTTTAATAAGTTTCATTTATACCAATTGTGATAATCCTTGTTGTGGATTCATTTGCTGTTGTTGTTGGGTAGTACCAAAAGACTGTTGTCGGATAACCTTTAAAAACTCATCTAAGTTTTCTGCTCCTGCATTAGAAGAACCATTTCCTAACATAGACACTACATCAGCAGGTATAACATATTCATCCCTACTTAGCAATGCTTTATCTGGATTATTGCCTTCTACCTCAAAAAGTATTTGATCTGACATACCATCACCTTGTCCTACTACCTGCCCTTCATAGTATTGACCTATATCTCCTCCTTGTGCGTAGTACTGACCAATTCCTCCCCCTTGTGAACGCTTAAGAAAGTCAGGTAAAAATTGCCCAATTGCTTGTAGTAAGCGATCACTTGTTGTATCATCCCCTTCTGCATCCATTGGAACAGGGTTAGGTATATCAGGTGAATCACTTAAGGCTATTTGCTGTCCTTCATAAATTTTATTTGGATCAGAAATTCTACTTAAATTAGATGCCATTATATCATCTAGAGACATACCTGTTCTAGCAGCTAGTTGACTTAACGTATCTCCCCGTTGCACTGTATACAAATCAGTAGCACGAGTATCCTTCATAGTTTCAGAAATTACTTCTTCTGGTAAAGCTGCTAATCCTTTAGGTTGAGTAGTAGATGCTACAGGTAGTGTTTCTGTTACTTCCTCACTAAAGAAAATATCTTCTGCTCTTTTTTCTGTAGGACTATTAGCTTTCATGTCTGTATGATGAATATCTCCAAATGCACCTAACATTGCTTGTTGACTACCTTGAGCAATTTGAGGTAAATATTTATCACTTCCTTTGGCATAATTCATATTACCAAAAAATAATTCTAACTCTTGGTCAGGAGTTAAAGACAATACATTTTTTTGTGCAGCTTCTGTACTTTTAGTAGAATTTTTATCTAAAGTTTTTAACCATTGAGGAATATCTTTATCTACCTTTTTATAAGAAGCTATAGTTCTATTAACAGCAGTCTTTAAAGAATTATGTTTACCTTCTTTTGCATTTGGATCAACTTTTGTTAACCATTGAAAGTCTCCGCGTGCACTACTTTCTTTGTTAACTCTATCAGTGCCACCTGTACTTTCTACATCTTTGGTTAACTCGGCAAACTTTAATAAATAAGTAGGATCATTAAGCTTTAGTCTTTTCATTAAAGCCTGTAAAGATACAGGTATAGAGGGCATTTGTTCTGGTTGCTCACCTACATTAAAATCAGAACCAATGCTCCTACCGCGACGATAACTAGGATAGTTTTCATTTAATATACCTCCTTGATTGAAAGCAGGTCGCATTTCTCCTAATGTCCCATCTTTATGTAGTGGTACTGACATAGGAACTTTTATTCTTCCCGGTGTAGTAAACTTTAAATCTGTAAACAGGTTACTTTCTAAATCAGATGCTGATGGTCTTTGATCACCACTTAATTTATTCATAGCCATCATTAACCCTCTAGCAAAAGAATTAGCTTGTAATCCTGTATCAGAAGGTTGACCACCTCTATTTAACCCTACTACCCCACCTGTATTTTTAGCAAATAATCCTCTAACTCCTGTATCAAATGAAGTAAAATTATTAGAAGGAGAGGAAGCAGAACTAGGTATTGTAGCATGTTGATTTATAAATCGTATAGCCTCTGGATTATTTCTTAAAGCTAATTGAGATATGATAGACATCAATCCACCCTGCTTTTCTATCTCATCAAAAAACATACCAGCTTTATTTTCTGAAGATATAGGAGTGGACGTATCATTTCTTATTCTTTGGTCTTCTGGGGTTTTAGACATTTCAGTTAATTCATCTTGATTAATGAATTGTTTAGCTTGACCACCTTCTACTAAACCAACCATACCACCTTCTTTTGCAAAGCTATGAGGAGAGAAAGGTTGGAATTGTGTACCTCCTGAACCGCGCAGCATACGTTCCTGTATCTCTTCAAATGTTTCTCGCGTGGGTCTACTTCCTACTAATGTTCTTTCTCTTGGAGTATAAGAAGAGAATTGAGAAGCTAATCCTTCTGGAGTATCTTCATATGGTGCTTCATAAGGATCAGTAGTAAGAGCAGCAGCTACTACAGGAAGACCTACTTTCGTTGCCATTTGAGAAGGATTATTAGCAAAGGCTTGGAATTTTTCTCCTATAGTAGCATCCGGTGGCCTAATACCCTGTTCAATTAATTCACTTCTCGTAAAGCTATCTGTAGGACTAATATCCTTCATGCCAAATTGTCTATTAATCCAACCTTGTTCATAAGGTTTACCTACTGATCTAGGATCAAGTTTTCCTAATTTACCCATTTCTCCTTGAAGCGAATAACGTGGTTCAGTTGGTTGATATGAAGCTTGTAAAGTTTCAAATGACTGTGGATCACTATATACATCTCCTAGCATTTCTTCAAAGCGTGTTCCATAAGATGGTTGGTTCGTCACTGAAGAAGGTAGTGCACTTGGATCAGAAATTCCAGTTATATTACTTAAATCTGATGCTTGATCTAATGCTGCAGCACTATCATACATGCCCATATTTATTCCCGGTTCAGCCATAGGGAAATTAGTAGTCAAATTACCGTCTATTATTACATTATTTGGATTAGCAGCTAGATAAGCAACTTGATCTACTGCGGGCATATAACTTCCCATGCCTTGGTAAGCTGCTGCTTCAGCCGCACTTGTAATTCCCGGTGCTACTTGGCTAAATCCTCCTGTAAGATTAAAGGCTGGTGCTGCTGATGCTGCTGCTAATCCAGTTCCTGTAGTTGTAAGAGGTGCTTGCATTAGTCCTGCACTAGCAAGTCCCATATCTGCTGCCGCTCCCCCTAATCCTACTTCTGCTCCTATTGATGCTCCTGGCAACGCCTCTGCACCAAAGGCTGGACCACCACCTGCTAAAGCACCACCACCAAAGGTCATAAAGCCACTAAGCAAAGATTGTTCTAAACTATTACCCATAGCAAAGCTAGTACCAAAGGTAGCTAATCCCCCTAGACCTGCTGCCATTAATGGTGCCATTGTACCACCAGAAGCAATGGTAACTGCAGTACCTACTAAAGCAGGAACTAAAGATTTAAAACTAAATGCTTCCGGTAATCCTGTTTCTGGATTAATAGTTAATTGACCTAAAGAAGATAATCCTTGTAGTTCATCATCTCTAACATGAAGTAAGTGTGTATCTCCAAACCTTCCCTTTTCTTCTAGCTTTTGTGCAATGTCTTCATAAGGAGGTTTTTTGGGTTGCATTAAACCACCTTCTGCTCTACCTAATACAGGTAAACCAGTTTGAGGATTAAATCCTTGACCACGTATAGCCGTTATCTGCGCTGCCTCCATAGGAGACATATGCATCAGAATAGGATTGGTAGGGTCTTTCATAGCTAGTAACCTTGGAATACCCTGTTGTGGTGGTTGCATGTATGCCATTTAAAAAACTCTCTTTGGATTCATATAATTAGATTGAAGTAAAGTCATATCTGCTTGCATAGTGTTTTGATTATTATACAATGGTTGTTGTTTATTCACCATACCAGTTATAGTAGTTGTATTACCAAAGTAGTTTGGTTGTTCTGTTGCACCAGTATTCATATTTTCTATATAAGTATTATTTAATAAATCTTTATAAGTTGTATCTGTCATTAGTGAAAATCCACCCATCCTGTTCCACTTACATATCCTCTAAACTTACTTGCACTAGCAGCAAATACTACATTACCATTAGCTGGCCTACCTATAGATGCTACTGTAACAACAGTTAAAATATTAGTAGAAGGTCTTGTATCTAATTCAATATCTCTTGTTTCCAATAAAAATTTTAATTCATCTGCATATACTAACAATTGTCTATAAAAAGTTTGTAAATCCTCTGGCTTTAATTCTGTATAATCAGGTAAGTTAGGATATAACATTAGCGTTTACCATCTGATTGAGCAGCAAGTCTAACACTACCCCAACGCCATGATGTACCTAAAAGTCCTGTAGAAACTCGTACATTACCCTGTCTTCCTCTTGCTCTAAAATCTATCTTCTTAGTATTTTTATCAATATTAAATGGTCCTACAGAGATAGTAGTAGCAGCAGGATATTCCTGAGTATTCATTTTAAATTGTAGTACACCCGTATCATTAAAAGTATAATCAGGAATAAGTCTATTAATAAACATCATGTCTTCACCATCAGCAACATCAAAATCTGATGACTCTAAGAAAGAAGTAAGAGCAATCGATGTATCTCCTGTAAAGACAGAAGTAGGTTCATTCGCCCAAATAAACTGACCTGTACTAGTAGGTATACTTACATCAGCATCTCCACCAAATCCTGTCCCTGCTAATTCTCCCGTAGCAATAGTGTTATCAAATACATTACTATCAGCAAAAGTAGTGTAAAAGCCTGTGCCGTATGTCCATACATCTTCCATATAGTTATAAGTTACATAGGCATTAGGTTCAGTAGAATCACCGGAAGGATACAACCATACTACTTCGTGAAATTCAGAATTAATTGCAGCAAAGACTTTATCCTTATTAACTAAATTAATACTATCATAAATAAATCTACGAACTGTACAATCTAATTTTCTCACCCTTCCATCAAATGCATAGAAATTATTTTCTCCCATCCAGAAAGATATACCATCTACTGCTACCGCTGCATGAGGACCAATAGAACCACAGTTATTTCCTAATAAAGTTAAGCTAAAGATAAACGGTGGACCTACAAATTGTAGAGCATACAATCCATTATCAGTGAATACTTGTATAGCATTTCTTCCTCGTATTGCACCTTCAATACGTGTACCTTCAATTAATTGTAACTCTCCTGATGTAGAAGAAACAGATGGCGTCCAATTAGTAAAGTCTTCTTGATCTGACCATCTTACTAATAAAGGATTAAAATCTCCTGTTCCAAATTCAGTTGTACCTAATGCAATTGCATGACGATCATTAGGAGAAACAATAATACTATTAATAGCGGAAGGACTAGTGCTAACAATAGTTGCTCGTACAGGAGAAGTACTAGCATCTGCGTCCCAATGAAATAATTGGCTACCTCTACGCACTGCTAACATATCTTCACCCCAAGTATCTAATGACCATTGGGTAGCTAAAAAAGTAATGTTAGAGGATAAAGCAGGTCTACTCCATCCTCTTCCACCAGCAGCAGAAGCTAAACTTGTTCCAGCGTTATATACTCCTGCACCGTAACCTAAACCTTGAATATTATTTCTTAATCCAGTAGGCAAAAGAAATCCAGCTATTCCATGACCACCGCTTTCTGTACTCACAGCAGTATTAAGAGTGCTTACATAAAAATGATTTAATCCACTCGTAGAGGCAACTACATATACAGGACCACCAAAAGAAGTGGCAGCAAAATTAGTTCCTTGAGAAAATCCATTTAAAGAACAATTAGCAAATTGAACTGCATCACCTACACTTGTACCTGCATTATTTAAACTTACTTCTATTAAATTACTTCCTGCTGAAGTTGCAAAACTTCCTTGTGTTCCAATAGAACCAATTGAAACTACAGTAGTTAGAGGAGTAATATCAAAATTAATATCTCCTGATAATAAATAAAGTCGTTGTTCAGTTCCTACGGATAAAAGTTTTTGAGTATTATTATTTGCCCATGTAAGTAAATCTCTACCTATTCCATCAAAAGCTACTGAATGTTGTTTCTGATAACCTCTTAAATTTTCTGGTTTTCCTTTTCTAAAACGCACGCGATCACCATCAAACCAAGAACCTGACTCCGCATATTGAGTAGTTTCTCTGTGAAATCCCGGCTGAAAATCTAACTTAAAAAATTTAGAAGAGGTGGATGTCATTTAAGATCGTCCAAAACTTTTGATTACTACTGAATCTACAGCGGAAACATCTCGTACATTATAGACTAATAAATCTACTGCACTAGTGGATGTACTTAAAGTTGGTGCACTTGCTGCTGGAAATTTATATGCATCTCCAAATACTACAGTTCTTGAACCAGTTCCATCTTGAATAAGATAGATCGATCCTCCCTGTCCTGCTGTAGCATTAGAAGGATTTTGTAAAGTAACATTAGCTGTTAAGGTAACTACAAAAGTATTGTTTACATTAAAATCAGGAGTAATAGAAGTAGCACCAGATAAAGTAGTAGGAGTATTAACAATTTTAGAACTAAAGGTTGCTGATCCTAAAAAGGTTTTATCTCCTATAATACTACTAGAAACACTTACCCTTACGTATCTATTGTCTGCGGTAGAAACAGGAATTAATTCATTAATAGATGTACCAAAATTTAATTCAGCAGCAGTTCCTAAATTTAATCCTAAATTATTTAAACCAAAAACTGAAACACCATCACAATAAATTAACTCACTTGATCCTGCTGTAATAGTTGTACCTACTCCACCTGTAAGTGCACTTGTTTTTACAATTATGGTAGAATCACTTATACGGGAAGACGCATCGTTAATAATATAAATTTTAGATTTGGCAGGAATAATAACATTAGTATTAGCAGATACTGCTCCAGTAAATTTTAGAACGGCATTACGAGATTGAACATCAGTACCATCTGCTAAAGGAAGAACTACATCAGTTCCTCCTGTACATACGTCTACTGATGTATAACCAGCTATGGCAGTATCAATTAACTTAATGACATTATCATTAAGAACTGTACCCCATGTATTAGGATTTTCTCCATCTGCCTGAAGTTCTAATCTTAAACTTTCACTAAAGGTGCTAGGCATTCTTTTTTTCCTTATAAACTAGTGTTTCTACGTGTAGCTGGTATTCCTTGAACCAGAACATATCCTACAAACATATCATTCGCAGGAGATTGTATTTTTAAAATTGTATTTTCTACTTTTCTATGATCTTTATAACTACCTATAATTTCTGATACGATAAACTTCATAGGTGGAAAAATTTTAATACAGTCTTGGTTAAATTTCTTCTCTACAATTTTACTGGCAAAAGCTTCTTGACTTTTAGAATCTGCCATAACTAAATCCATTATATCTTTTTCTGTTTTGCAAACAAAAAATGCTGAAACCTCATCACCTTCTGCCCACTTTTCTGCTGCCATACTACAACTTGGCAGCATAACAAAACATCCTATAAGGAATAATTTAATAAAAATCATTAATTATCTCTAGGATAAATAGGCCAATCATTAAACTCTGCAGTCTTTCCTTCTTCTACACTAATAGTCATAGCCTCTAAACTATCTACATCTTTTTTACTATCTATGGCAGTCTCTAAAGCTTTAGCCTTGTCTCTAAGATCATCTCTCCACTTTGCAAGGTCTGCTGGCTTTGCCGTGCCGTTGTCCTGCTCTCTGATCACAATCCAATCAGTTTGTTCTAGATAACTTTTAAGAACACTAGCTACATGATTTTTCATTGTAGTTTTAATCTCATCTATATCTCTAGCAGTCTTTGTTCTGGTGACTACAACTTTATCTTCTTGAACTGCTGGAGAAGATTCAGAAGACGAATGAAACATATTATTTAATACTATCCCAGTATACTCATATGGGACAATACCTATTGCTTTTCGTTCTTCATTAGTCCATGCCTGTGTAAAAATTGAACTAGGATATTGAATATTATTAATTGTCATAGGTTTTGGATGAGATATAATCTCTACCAATTGATTACCTACAATTCTTGCCCACATAATCTACATTCCTTTCTTATACTATCTACCATATATTGGTGGTAGTGTACCATTTCCAGCTATATCTGCCATTGCTAGGTATAGGTATACTCTTCCAGTAGCATTAATTGTTCCACTATTTGATCTAAGTTTAATACCATCTGCTAAAAAATCAAAAGCAGGATTGTCTGTAAAGTTTGTATTGTGTGCTTCTTCAGCGGTGGTATCATTAGCTTCTAGTGTGCCTCCGTTTACTCCTCCTGCTGTGGTAGTACCATTAAATCTATATCTTGCAGAATCAGAAATAAACCAATCATGTGAAGCATCTGAGACAGTAGTCTCCTTAACCATCCAGTAAGAAGGTTTAAAACCTAACGACACATAAGGACCATCGTCACTAGAATTACCAATGTAGCTTCCTACCTTACACACACCAGCAATTGATCTAAAACAGATTAAATTATAAGTTTTTGATAAAGTATTAAAAGTACTTCCATTCATAGTAATTACAGTTGGATTAGGATCAGTATCTGCAAAATAACTATTAGGACCATTGTCAAAAAAAGCATTAGTGCTACTTAAAAAACCAAATCCATCTCCTGCTCTTGTAGTACTTTTTGTATACTCAGACCAAACTAAGCATTCTACAGCATAGTTTTGCCCTTTAATAAGAATTAATTCTGGAGTGGAAGACAGGCCATGTCCTACTGTAGCACCTGCTCCTGTTCCTGTATAAGTTCCTATTGAAAAACCACCATGATCAGCAACAATAAGAGTGCTATCAATACTACCCT